GATTCATTCCTTCACCATTCTCATTAGTAATTTCATTAATCATGGCACCAAATTCTTTTCGGTCAAGGATTCCTGACTTAAGAAGTTCAACGATAACTTCGGGTGAAAAAACCATGTTCATGAATACCATTTTATCATCTTTTTGAGGTTTTGCAAGATCTTTTAAGTTAGATTCATCTTCGTATCTTTTGTCTGCTTTTTCTAACATATCTTGTATATGTTTGTCTAAAAAGTCAAAAGGATCTTTTAATGGATCTGGTGGAAGTTTTTTTGCTTTTTCTTTTGGTAAATGGCTTTTTTGTTCTTTGAATAATTCGGCTTCATACAGCTGACCAACTTCCGGAGAAGCAGTAATAATAGTATTAATGGATTCTTTTGATATAACTGCAATTTTATCATTAGATAAAAGTAACCAATCCTTTAATATAAAGTACTCTTTCATTCCACCAAAAATATCTGGTTGAACCATAGATTTGAAAATCATTGGGCGATGAATTTTAATATTTCCATCACGACTGATTCTAACAGTTCCAATTATATCTTCACCCGATTTGAGTTTCAGAATCTTGTACTTTTTCATGTGTCTCCTTTGGTAGTTGAACTGAAATTAATTTGTAAGGAAAGCCTTCATTAGTATATATTTTTAAACGAGCATGTAAATGATTCATGCCGTGGTTAATATATTTCTTGTAACGCAGATCGTCTGCAATATCAATTAATTTCATTTGTTCTTTTGTGTCACTTTTACGCAATCCTCTACCAATAGATTGTAAGACTCGTATGATAGATTTAGACGGTGAAGCAAAAACAATGTTGTGTATGTTTCTTATATTTATGCCTGTAGAGCATGTGCCGTAAGACGCAATCAGTGTTGCGTCTGTTCCTTTATCCATAACTTTACGAATTTGTTCTCGCTCATCTACTTCTGTTGCCCCGTGAATAAAATAAACTGGTTTATCGGACGAATCTTGTATCAGTTTATATAACGGCTTTCCTTGTAATTCTACAAAGTTAAAAAGAACCAAAGTGTTACCGGTTAGTTTATTACAAAGATTTTTTATAAACTGATTGCGTCTAGTATTACCAACAATCCAACGAATCTCGTCCACGTACTGCATCTTTTTTGTTATTTGAATATCTTCTGGTGAGTATTGTAGCTGTAAACAGTCAATACTAATACTAGAAAGTAAATCTTGGTCTATTAATTTTTTAGTTGTTGTTGTGTGGTAAGTAGGACCAAACAATCCTTCAATTACCAGTTTATGGGTTTGCGTACCGTCTAATGTTCCTGTGGTACCAATTCTGTACACAGTTTGTTTTGCGTTATTCATAATAGAATTTAAAGACTTGGCTTTAAAAAGATGACACTCATCACCAAACACTCCAATAAAGTTGTCGTAATACTCTTTTGGTTGATTGTAAATACTTTGCCAAGTGGAAATAATTATTCGTTTAGTGGATGTTTTGTCTTTGCCCGACATTACAGTATGGATATTTCTGTCAGCTTTCCACGTGTCTTGTTTGGAATAGTCTCGAAAATCAGCCAACATTTGAGCTACTAAACTGGTTGTAGGAACCACAATTAGTATTTTTCCGGTTGAATGTCGATCTAGTATCCAGCGACACAGCAGATATATCATTAACGACTTACCAGAGCCTGTAGGAGACACTAGGAGGGCTCTGGATCGATTCAGAGCGTGTTGGACGGCTTCTACCTGATAATCGTAAGGACGGACCTGTTTGCCCCCTGCTGTTATGGTTAAGCCGTCTACAAACTGTTTAATTTCTTCTTGAGTAGGGGTATTGTATTCGGTTAATGTTTGTTCCCAGGTGTAACCACGATCTTTTGCAAATTTAATAACCAAATCTGCTAAACCAGCGTAGATGGTTTGGGTATACAGATTAAAGAGACGAATTTTTCCATCCCAAAGACGCTTTTTAAACGCAGGAGTGTATTGAAAATTTGGAACAGTAAATGTAAAATATCCGTTTAGTTCTCGTGCCAAAGAACGATCACATTCAACTTTTAACATTACAGAGTCTGGTTGTGTGATCCGAATATCTACCAATTACGCTCCTTGGGTAAATTTAATCCAATCAATCATGGCTCTAATTTGCCATTGGCGGTTTTGAACAATCTTTACTACATTTTCTAAGTAATCTACTTTTTCTGATTGGAACGCAACCCGTTCATCTAATTTTATCCAATCAGGATCAGACTCAATCAGATCGTCTGCTTCTGTTTTCAGAATATTTAGTTCAAAAGGTTCCCAGCCAAACTGCTCTAACTCTTCTTTACTCATACGGCCAGTATAATATAACCATTTGTTTCTGCGAAGAGTGGCTTGCTCTCCTTGCATTTTCTTGAGACGAAGTTTTTCGTCCATATAAAAAGTTAAATACTTGTTGTGAAGTTGAGGAGTATTAGCAGACTCACGATCTAGTGCAGTCTCGTCAATTTTTAAATCTTTTTGTATTATATTTTTTAATTCTTCTAAATTCATAATTTATTATACTATAAAATTAAACTAAAACAAATTTCATCAAAGTGTTTCTATTTTGTAATTAGTAAATGCAAATTCTGCAGTAGCCAATACTTCTGCAGATTCGGGTAAAATAGAGCTGAATAAAATACCAGATAAAGTTACTGGAAATAAATTATTAAAAGTTATTTTTAATTTTGGTTTATATGAGCTATTTGTGACAATTAAAGATCCGTTTGATGAGGTTTTTCCTAAAGATGATCCAACAGTATTATACGGCAAAGAATTGCAAGTTTGATCTAAATTGCCGTTTCCTTTCATCCAATTGTAAATTTCCAACCAATTTTTTAAATCTTCATCAACCTTGAATGATAACTGTAAATTTTCAAATCGATAATTTCCAATAGGAATAGTAACAGGAATACCCAACGTAGTTGGTTGCACACTAGTACCGTACACCACACCGGGTAAATTTGCGCCTTGACAAAAATAAACCATATTAGGAACTCGATCTAATACGAATTCAAAATAGTTTGCTAATAACGGATTATTTGAACCAGTATATCCTGCCATACTATTATTTATGCAAACGAAAAGGGCTCCCTTTTTAGGGGGAGCCCTTAGCGTTAGTTTTAGTTATGGTTTAGATCAGAGACCGAAACCAGTGTTACCGTGGAGGTTATCTACGCGGAAGATGCGGTAGTAAACGTTACCAGCAGTAGCAGAACCAGCAGTGCTGAGATCCATGCTCTCCGAGAATGGATTGGCGACCATGCCGTAGCGGGTCTTGAATCCGATCTTGGGTTGGAAAGTGTTCTCACCGACTGCACGTACCATTTGTAGCGGAACGTATGGGCAGTAGAACAGACCAGCATCGTATGGGCTTGCGCCACGGTAGCCTACAGTGACGAAGTTTAGACCTGCTTGAGCGTATGGATCAATGTAGACCTTGAACTTGCCGTTGAGAATACCAGCAAAGGTATTGCCGGTGTCATCAACCTCTAGTTGAGGTTGTAGGGCTGGGGTTAGGTTGAGGAAGCCACCCATGGCGAGAGCTGAAGCAACATCTGATGAGCAGATGATGAAGTTACCCTTACCACGACGAGTTTCCTTGGCAATTACGTTAGCTTCACGTTCAATTTGGAACATGAGACCACGGAAGCGTTCTGCGCTCCAACGACCGTCTGAGTCTACATTGAGATCGTATACGCCACCACCACCTGCTGGGAATCTGTTAAGTGCATCTAGATCAGATTGTTGTGCACCAGTCTTGGCTACGCGATAAATGGTAGTGATTAGCTCGCGGTTGATTTCGTTGAGAATTTCAGTGCTAAGAATGTTAGCAAGTTCGCTCTCAGCGTCTAGACCGTGTACAGCCTTTAGGTCTTGAGCTAGCTCAGTGGTGTACTCAGCCTTTAGAGCGCGAGTCTTGGCTTCTACAGCTAGACGCTCAATGCTGAATGACATTTCTTGGAATGCACGTACACTACCGCCAAGTTGTTCGCCGGTAGTGGTAAGCATTGCGCGGAAATTGTTAAAGTTAGCAACAGCAAGACCACGGGCACTAGTGGAGTCTAAAGAAGCAGTATAACCGCTTCCAACTGGAGCTACGCCACCGGTTGCTGAGAATGCAGCACCAGCAGCAGTACCACCCGAACCACCGAATTGAGAGAAAGCTTCTTGGAAGAGAGCTTCACGACCGTTACCAACAGCATCACCAAAACGGCCACCAGTTAGTTGTGATTGGCTATCGTTTCTGCCGTAACGACTACGCATGGCGAAGATTAGACCGGTTGGAGCGGTCATTGGTTGTACGCCAGCAATATCGTAAGCAATTAGGTTAGGCATACTACGACGAACTAGGCTGATTAGAATTGGATCGTAACCAGCAAGATTACCAGCATTGTTACCAAGACCGGTGCTTACACCGTTGGTTACAGCAAAACCGCCACCCATTTCGTTGCCGAATTCGGTCAGGTATTGCTCACGTAGGGCCTTCTCTTGGTTTTCTAGTAGGACAGCAGTTACCTTCTTCTTGTAAGTGTTTTCAATATCTGGAAGTGCCTCGTGTTGTAGTAGAGGGTTCCATTTTTCTACGAGGGTATCGTAGGGGGTAGTTCCGTTAAAATCCATTGACATTTTTAGTTTCTCCTTGATTTTTTAGTTAAAGTTTAAATTAAAGTTTCTTAAGTTGACGAGACAACGCATTCATGTATACAGACATAGGACCTGCGTCGTCTGTAACATAGTTAGTACCAGCATTTACACCTTCGTTTAGTGTACCGGCTGATGATTCGATATCCTTGGCAGCGGTTGGAGCTACCTTCAGATAATTTTCTTTGAGAATTAGAATTTTATTCTTGAATTCTTCAGCGTCACTGAAATCGACGCTTTCAGCTAGAGAAGCAAGTCTCTCTGCGTCCACGCGAGTCATATCAGCGGTGACTTCTAAGAAAGCAGAGCGAGCTTGGCTCTTGATTGCTTCTTGCTTGAATGAAATGTTTTCTTGAATTTGACGATTTAGAGCAGTTTCTAGTTCGCTGTTTTCTGCAAATAGATCTTCTACAATGTCGTGCTTGGCTTCAGGAACTTGTACATAATGGCTTTCAAACAGACTCTTGAGACCATTCATAAAGCTTTCAGCGATCTCGGTACGAATACCAGATTCTACTGCTAGCTTGTTCTCTTTCATCCATTCTTCAACAACGTAGTTTAGGTACTCGTCTAAACGAGCAGCAAGACCTTCAACAGCATTGTTTACTTCTGATTCAATGATTGAAGCACTTTCTTGCATTAATGATTCACGAACGTACGAAACTTTTTCGTTTAAAGCGGCTTCAAAAATTACTAGTGCTTTGGTCTTGAAGTCTTCGCTTAAATTTTCACCAGAGAAGAGACCTTCTAGATCTTCATTCATGGCCTTTGGAGCTCCTAGTGGAGCTGGTGCTTCCATGGGAGCAGCTCCTGGACGAAGCTTTGTCATGTTTTCTGATGCATCGTGAACGGGTTGTTCGGTACCTAGAAATACACCCTTGCCTGAAGCGTCTTTGGTGTAAGTTCTAGCATCGATTAAAGTCGGAAATTTCATTGCTTGTTTTTGTTGTTCTGCCATATTGTTCCCCTAATACTATTGTTATTTATAAATTTTAATTTTTTACTAATAATACGATTATCTTATAATTTCGCCGGGTTTAATTTGTGCGCCTCTAGGATCGCCTAAAATAGAACCCACAGCAATTGCTGTTGATGCTCGTGCTGCTGGAGTATCTAATCCAACACCAATATTCTTTAAAATATTACCGCCCAGATTTACCTTGGATCCTATAGCTCTTAAAGTGTCGGATTTTGATGACAATAACCTGCCAGCAGCTAGTTTTGCTCCAGCTCCTGCTAGTTTTGCTACTTGACCAGGATTTAATATTCCAGCCGGAGTACCAACTACTGCAAGAACTCCAGGTCTGTTCATTAATTGCTGTGCAGTTCTCATTGATTTAGCTTTACTGTAACCAGCTTGTCCTAACATTACTGGAGTTCGATCTAAAGGATGCTTTAGAGCATACGGATTTAAAGCTGAAACAATATTATGCAGGTTTGTGCCTTTTATATTCTTTACTGTGGCATCAATTTTAGAATTCCACCAATCTTTTCCGGAAGGTCCGCCTGTTGGACTGCCTGCGATTGCTTCTAAAAGAGTGGAAAGTTCATTTTTTTTAAAATGAATTTTATTTGAATTGTTGATAGTGTTTGACATTGTTTTTATTAAAGTCTCTTTAAAAAGTCTTCGAACAACTTAATTGCTTTTTCTTCTAATTTTTTAGAAGAAGCTTTTTTGAGTTCTTTTTTATATTCTTGAATTGTTTGTTCTTCTAAAATACCGTTGTTCCAGATCCACTCTTTGCCTTCCATGATACCGTTTACGAAAGCGTTGGGAGCTGAAGGATCTGCAACTACGTCTACAGCAGAAAGCATAAAGTCTGGTTGAACTTCATTGTAACCGTTTTTCTTTACTAGAGAACCCATGCCACGAGTAGACACACCAAGACGAGCACCTTCATTGATAAGATTTTTAACAATCTCACCCATAGGGGTGCCCATAACTTTAGCTCTACCCTCTACTTGATTACCATTACACTTAAATTCTTTAATTATAATAGCAACTCGATCAAGATTTACGGTTGGTCCTGCAGGATGGTTTAATTCACCAAAAGCTCTGCTGTTATTCACGTATTCTTTGGTGTAACGAGCAACTTCATTTAGCAGAATATGTTTAGGATATTTTCTGTGATTTCTGTTGAGGGTATCTGCTTCCATGAAAATGCCTTCAATGAAATAATTTTTACCACCGTCAGCAGCTGCTTCGGTTAAAAACTCTACTTGTTCAACTGTCTCGGTTATTAGTTTCATTGATATCAGTCTTTCTTTTCTTCTGAATCTTCGTCAGCTTCTTCTGAGTCCTGATCATCTTCCTCGTCTTCTTCTTCTTCGGACCCACCTTCTTCTTCTTCCTCAGATTGCTCC